AGTTGTCCAATCAGTTGAAGTCAAATAACCGCTAACTGATGTAGTAGCGGCTGGCATAGATATAACTGGAGTTGTGCCGCCTGTTGATGCAACAGGAGTTGTTGCAGTTACTGATGTTACTGGCGCTGTTCCACTTGATGCGGCAGTTATTAAACCTTTGCCGTTGACTGTAAAACTTGCATTGGTAAACGAGCCAACATTGGTGTTTACAGTTGCCAATGTTCCTGCGGCAGTTACATTTGACGAACCATCAAAACTTTGGCTTGTATATGCCAAATCACCTGTAATGGCTATTGTTCTCCCATTTGTAAGTGTAGCGGCTGATCCTGTTGTATTTTGATTCAGCGTTCCTATTGCTGTATTAGTGACGCTTGTAACTTGTCCTTGTGCGTTGGTAACAAAAACAGGAATTTGCGTGGAAGTGCCATATGTGCCAGCCGTTCCTGTGTTAGTAATTGAAAACTGATTAGTAGTAAGGGTTAATCCTGTACCAGCGGTGTATGTTTGACTTGCAGCAAACTCAATAAAGACAAGACTTGTCGTGCCAATCGTAATTGGTAGTGGTGTTTGTTGCACCCATGATGTATTGGCATTAACTGTACCGCTGATTACAAGTATGTAATCGCCTTGATCTACCTCATTTGTTCCCGTACCGCTTGTGTCATAGTCGGTTGCCCTTGTCAGGATGTACGGTAATAACGCAGTACCCGCTTGAGTCAGTGTATATACACCGTTGTTAGCTTGGGTTGCCTCATTCTTTATCAGCAGGCGCTTACCCACATCACCAACAACTAACGTGTAACTGTCAATTGTCAACGTACCATTTGCCACAGCAGTTAGGGTAGCACCCACCCCACTTGCGCCATTGTTATAAGTATTGGCGGCTAATGCCGCCGTCGTTGCGTAATTACAAGCCGCATGAAAATTAACGCCGGACGCAATTGAATCAGCATAGGACTTATTAACAATATCGGAACTTGCACTTGGTGCAGTAGTGATTGTGCCAGTCGTCAAAGCTACCGATGTAATATCTGTGTTTGCTCCACTTTGAGCGGCGCTTAAATTTGATCTTGCCGTTGCCGTAGATGTTGCACCTGTACCACCATAACCAACAGCCAATGTTCCAGCAAGGCTTACAGCACCTGTTGTTGCCGTGTTTGGCGTAAGTCCGGTTGACCCTGCGCTAAATGATGTAACACCGCCAGCAGTGCCATTTGCCGCTAATGTGATGCGACCTTGTTGGTCAACAGTGATATTTGCGTTGGTGTACGCACCGGGCGATACTGCTGTATTTGCCAGTGCCACTGTTCCAGTAGTAGTAATCGGGCCTCCGGTTAATCCAGTGCCGGTATCAACTTGTGTGACTGTACCCGAACCTCCACCACCACCGGCAGCCCAACCTGTGGCAGTTAATACATAAGATTCTTGCCCAGCTAAAGGCTGTGGAACCTCACCTTGTATCCCGTCAGTTGACGCTGTGGGAGCGGTAAAGGTTCCAAAATCTACTATACCCGTGTGTGGGGCAATAGACATTACAAACTCGCTATAAACGCTTGGTGTTTAGCCAATAAATCTGCTTTGATTTCTGCCACTTCAGCATTGGCAGCATCCAGTTCTGCTTTTGCTTTTTCCAACGCTTGCATTTTGGATGTTTGCGCTTTTTCCTGCTTATCAGCAGCAGCTTGTTGCTTTTGAGCATCTGCCAAAACTTGTTCAGCTTGGGTAAGTTTTGCTTGCGCTTCATCCGCTGCGGCTTGCGCCTTAGCATTTAAAGCAGCAGCTTTTTCCTGAGCCTTCTTGGTGATGTCCTTGGCTTCAGTTTTTGCATCAGCAACAGCAGCAATTGCATCTTGCTGAGCTTTTTCCAAAGCAGCTTGAGAAGCGGCAACGTCTTGTGCAATTTTCTCGCGCATGGCAAGAATCTCATTGGCAGGGCCTACCAACGCAATGTACTTTTTGTTTTCCTCTGTGGCTTTATCCAAAGCGTCTATTTTTGATTTATAAACGCCGGGATTTGCTACAACAGTAAGTAAGTCAAGCAATTGACTGGAGTCCCCAGTACCCCCCATTGGAGTGCCATCTTGGTTATAAGTCGTCATGCGTTACCTCCGCCACCGGCTTGGATAATTGTCAATGTCGCAGAACCAGTTGTGCCCGAAGCTAAAACCAAACGAATACCGGTGCATGGGTATGCCACGTTACCGTTAAAGTTTGCCGTTGCTGGTGTTCCAGAAGGTGTTGATGGGTGATAGAACCATGTCGCTGAAGCGGGGCTGAACCCCGCAGCAAACACATCGTCAAACGTGTATTGGACATAGGCATTCACCGTTCCAGTGACAGCCAATGCAAGCCCCCAGTTTGCGGGGGATACATAGGTGTCTACTGGATAGACGTTGGAGTTATTAACTCCCGATACGGTAAGTCGGACTGGGCGCATTGAATGCTCCTAATCACTGTTGAGTGGCAGATGGATTAGCAGAACCGTCAGAGTCACGAACAGCGTAAGCCATAATTAAAGTACCCGCACCAGCAGACAACGAACCGCTGCTTGCCATTGTGTAGGTGATGATGCCATCGGTTGTGCCAATGTTTGCCCATGTAGCCATTTGACCAGCCGTGCCAGTGAAAGTGATTACACCAGCCGTACCGCCGGTAATTGCTGCGCAAGTTGCAAGAGCAGTACCGTTCAAATAAATGGTGATAACGCCAGACGTACCAGTGAATGTGGTGCTCTGCAAAATCTGAATTGCTGTGATTACTGAGCCAGCAGGAATCGTAAATGCGGATGTTGTGGCTGCGTCGTTGTACGCGACAGCATCTTGTTGGCACACAATGGTAGTGCCCATATTGCGAATAGTGCCAGCAGTTGTACCGGTTGTATTTTTAACAGTGCCCAACAACCAAGGGCCAAGGTGTGTTGCAAATCCCATAAGAATATCTCCATGCGTTATAGCGTATCAATCTTGCATGTCAGTCAGCCGGGACTGTTTGATACGCCGGGTTTCCCGGAATGCGTTCAATATACACCAAAAGAAAAGGGGGCACAAGGCCCCCTTCTCATCAGGACGTACCGGGAGAACCGAAGATTCCCAACGGATCAGACCAGCCGAATGAATAACGCTCACGAGCCTTGTAACGAACGTTACCAGTATCGAAGTCACCATCCATCTTGTTTTCCAAAGGCATACGCTCAAAGTGCTTCAAGCCGTTAGGAACGTCAGTGGTCAGGAACCAGCCGTTGCTGTCGGTCAAGAAGTGGTTAATTGCGTAACCTTCAGGGATTGAACCGTTGTTCTTCAACGCGTTGATGTCGTTGTCTGTAGTTCCAACGCGCAGGTTGGTTTCCAGCAAACGGGTTGCAACGAATTGCAGAGCAGGCGGAATAATCAGCTTGCGGGGCTTAGCAGCAATCAACAGACCGCGCTCATCTGTCCAAGCGGCGATTTGAATGACGGCGTTCTCAAGAGAAGTCTCGTTCAAGTCAGCGTTGGTAGAAGGACGGTTGCTGTTTGTGCCACCAGAAACCAAGGGGTGTGCAGTGCTGAACAATGATACGCCATCGCCGCCAACGTATTGAGCGGAGAAGCCGTTGTTCAAAACAGAAGCTGCTTTGACCTGCTTGGTGTAAGCCATTGCACGAGCCAGAGCTTTGGTGTAACGAGCAGACAAGCTGTCGTACAAGTTATCTTCAATCGCTTCTTCAGTGATTGAGAAACCCAAGGCGATGGTTTCGTGGTTGTAGCGTGCTGTAAAAGCTTCCTGCGCATTGTCATAAGCAATGGCTGAACCCTCGTTCTTGACTGGAGCAGCGGAGAAACCAGCAAGCTTGGTCTCTTCTTCGAAGCTACGCTCAGATTTCTCTGTGTCGTAGATTTCTTTGTGCTCTTCGCCGTAGCGAGAATATTCCATACCGAACAAAGCGTTCAAGCCGGGCAGGAGTTCTTTTAATAGTTGTGCGCGTGAAATAGCCATTTAAGTTACTCCTTAAGCGTTAGCCGTAGCGACATAGTACATGTGCTGACCAAAATTGATCTTTACGATAATTTCGGGGTACATGGTGAATGTCACGGTTGATGAAGACGGGATAGCAGTGATTGCTGTACCGGCGTTCGGGATTGACGGAGTGGTGTTCAATGTGGCAGAAGTACCGCCAGCAGCAACCGCACCTGTCGAGAATGTGCCAGTGTCAACAGCGATACCGCCAGAAGTCACATAGCCAACTTCAGCGCCTGCCAGAACTGCGCCATTCAACGTACCGCTGGTCAAGGTGACCGCAGTAGTAGAAGAGCTACCAGTACCGCTATAGCTGTATGCAGTGTCTTGCACAACGTCGATAACACGCAATGGGAATGTGCTGGTTGTGGCAGGCGATGCTGTCAAACCTAACGCAGCGATTGCAGAGTTACCTGTAGCAGTGCTACCAGTGTTATCAACCAATTGCATGTTGTAGCCGATTGAGGCAGTGTTCGCAGAAGCGATGGTAGTGCTAGAAGAGACCACAGCAATCTTGAACAATGTGTCAGGATCGTCAGCGATGATAGCGACAGCATCTCCTGCCAAAGTACCGGCTGGCCAGTATTGGGCAAATTGCTTTTGTTTGGTTGTGGGATTGGTGTAAGTGCAACCCAAGAACACACCAACGGGGATTTTGCCGGAAGCAAACGAATTTGATGTCAAAGTCGTGCGACCGATAAAACCGCCAGTTTGGTATACCAAATCGCCGTAGAAGATACTGGTGTTGTATCCATACGCGATGTTGTAGTTACGGGTAGAACCCGCAAATACCTGACCGCCAATCAAGTTGATCGGTTTAAAGCCGTAGGGGGCCGAGACCGTGGGATAAGCCATTTAAAGCTCCTTTATTTAGAACCTGTTCCAAATCCGCCTCCTCTGCTGACTGACGACTTTTTGTCGGCAAACAGCGGCATACGCGGGTCGTTGTTTCTCATGAAGTGGTTGTCCACTGATTCCATCTGGTTCTGAGCTTGCCCTTCATAGTATTCCTTCATGGCTTGGAGTTTCTCAGTTGGGAT